CTTTACAACAGGAGAATTGATATGATTCCTGCACTGATTGCTGGTGGAGCAACCCTGCTTGGTGGCTATCTGAGTGCTAAGGCTACTAAAGATTCAGCCAATACTTCATTACAAGCTGGACGAGAAGCCAATGCAGCCAACCTTGAAGCAGCACGTATAGCTGCTGAGGCAGCGAAATTTAAACCATACAGTATTACATCTGGCTTTGGTCGGGGCTTCTTTGATACAGAGAAGGGCACTGCTGGCTACGAGATTGATCCTCGTTTAGCTTCCTTTAGAGACACCCTCTATGGACAAGCTGAGCAGACAATGGGAGGCATTGGTACTCCTGAAGAAGTAGCTCAGCAATATTACCAACAGCAGATGGGCTTGCTTGCTCCTCAAAGGACACAAGAAGACATCATGGCACGTGAGCGTAGCCTACAAACAGGACGTATAGGCCTTGGTGTTTCTGCTGGCTATGGTGGTGCAGGAGATGTCTCTGGTATGTTGAACCCAGATGACTTTGCACGTATGCGAGCACGTGAGCTTTCTAATGCACAGATTGCTAATGAGAGTACAACGTATGGACAAAATCTAATTGATAAACTTATTGCTCGTGGAACAGGTTTGTTCACTGCTGGCGCTGGTGTTGAACAACTTGGTATGTCGCCAATGACTATGGGTGCTGACATTGGTAATAAGGCTTCTATTTCTCAAGGCCAACAAGCTAATGCTTTGTTGCAGGGAGGCATGGCTGGCTCTAGAGCTATGTTAGACGCAGGAACCAATGCTGCACAATATAATCTTGCTGGTAACTTAGCACTAGCAGGAGGCATCCAGCAAGCTGGTAAAACCATTGGTGGTATGTTTACACAACAACCACAACAGCCAGTATCCACTCCCTTTTCAGATTATTGGAACTATGGAGGTTCTTCTTCAGACCCAACTCAACCAAATAATCCAATGTCTGGCATACGTTTTAGATAAGGAATAAAGATGGCAACAACAGTTGAAGGACTATTTAATTTACCAACAGCAGCACAGGCTGGTCAGCAATACCTTGAAGGTATGATGTCCTCTCCTGCCCAACTGAACCAGCTTAGCTTGTTACAACAGGCAGTGGCAATGGGACGTGATGCTGGTGCTGGTGTAGGCTATGTTGGTGGACGTTTGTTAGGTGGTAAAGCTCCTGATGAGATTCGCATTGAGGGTGTGAACCAAGCAATGGCAGAAGCTACTAGAATTGGTGGCACAGATGCAGAGATATATGCCAATCTAGCTAAGGGCTTGGCTGCTCGTGGGCTTACACAAGATGCTATGGCTGCAACAGAACGTGCTCGTACTGCTAAGCGTGATGAGCAAGCAATGACATTGGCAGCAAGCCAAGAAGCTCGTGCTGTTAAGGGTGAAGATCGTGCTGTCTCTGCTGAGCAACGTGCTCTGTTAGAAGAGGAACGTAGAGTACTTGCTGCTAGACAAGCATCAGAAGAATATACACAACGCATGAAAATATATCCTCTTGAGATTCAAGCGAAAGACTTGGCTCTCAGGAAAGCTGAGCAAGACCTTAATGGTGCTATGGGTGAGGCTACTATGGCTCAAGAAGCTTTGACCAAGGGAGTAAATCCAAAGACTGGTCAGCCATTAACAGCGGAAGAGGAAAGAGCTTTAAGAGCACGCCTTGCACAGGCACTTCTGGCAATCAATGCTGAGGCTACTAGAATTACTCAAGAGAGAGCAGAGCATGAGCTTAAGATGAAGAAGTATGAAGCAGATATTAATCAAAGCAATGCAGCAGCAGCAGCGTCTAAGACAGCTAGTGGCATGGGCGCATTTAAACAGAAGGCTACTATTCAAGTTCCCGGATTTACTCCAATGGACAAGCCTACAACCTACGAGGTTGGTACAATGAATGGTTATGGACAGGTGAGAGGGAAGGATGGTAATCTGTATAACAACGTAAATGAAGCCGCACGTGCACAAGGCATTGGTGGTGCTGCCGAAGCCCCTGCTGCTTCTCCTGCTTCTCCTGCTGCTACTCCTGCTGCTAAACCTACTAAGAAACCTGATCCAAAGTCTTTCTTTAGAAGCTCAGAGCCCGGAGCTTATACAGACCCAATGGGAAATTAAATGGCAGACTATTATGCCTTAGAAGATGCTCTTGCTGCTGGTCTTACTCCAGCAGAAATTGTTCCTGCCTTAGCAGATAGGAACAACTATGACTATCAGGCTGCTCGTCAAGCAGGAGTTACTGATGATCAAATTATTGCTACCCTGATGGGAGAAACTTCTTTTACAGCAGCCATGAAGCGTTTCATCAATGCTGGTGGCAGCAGTATTAAAGGGGCAGTAGACCTCTTCGGTGGCCTTGATAAAGAGAGAGCTTTAGCAGAACGAACAGCAGCACAGATTGCTTCTGCCAATGCTCCTGTTTCTGGCATGGTTGGTGAGTTTGCTGGCGCTATTGCAGACCCTGTTACAGCCCCTGCCTTTGCTCTTAAAGCCTTGAAGGGTGCAACCCTTGTTGGCACTATGGCTAAGCAAGGCGCAGTGCAAGGAGCCACTGGTGGCTTCTTAGAGCCTGTCCTCACACCAGAAGAAAGCCGCTTGAAGAATACCATTGTTGGTACTGCTGTCGGTACTGTCTTTGGTGCTGGCCTTGGTAAGGCAAGTGATGAGGTTATTAAGTTTCTTGATAACAGAGCCATCAAAGCAGCAAACACAGACACCACTAAAGCTGCCATTGATGATGTGGCTAAGTTTATTGATAACCCACCAAGCAAACAAGCAGCAGAGCTACAGGCACAAGCAGTTGATTATAGTGTTCCTGCCTACTTACGTAAAGCAGAAGCTGAAGGCACTCCTGTTCCTGCTGTGCGTGAGCCTCTTGACCCTGTGCAAGCCAAGCTTGTTGAAGACCGCATTGCTAAGACAGAGGCTGAGATTGCTAAGCATGAGGCAGACCTTGCCAATGTACAGAAGCAACAACCAGAGAAAGAGGTTGGTGACTTCCTTGGTTTAAAAAACCCAACTAAAAGACCAACAGAGAAGCAAGTAGCTGCTTTGTTCAAGGCTCCAGAAGGACAAGACCTTCCTGCTAAGTTTGGCCTTGTTGCTCCAACACCAGAAGCCCCTGCTAAGCAAGTGGCTGCTTTGTTTAAGAGTGCAGCCCCTAGTGAAGTTCCTGTTATCAAACAACAAATCGTTGAAGCTGCAAAGCAAGGAACAGCACAGCAATATTTAATTAGACAAATTGAAACCAAGAAGGCCGAGGTTGAAAGACTTAAGGCTGCTGTGTCCCCTGCCCCTAGAGAATTCCCAATACAAGTCGAGACAAGACAAGGAGTTTTGCCACAACAAGTGGCTGCTCGTGATGCTCGTGTACAACAAGTGTTGGAACGTACAGGCAGAGCAAAACCAATGCCTCCAGAAGCCCCTAGAATGGCTCAGGAAGCCCCTGTTCAAGGGGTTCCTATGCCAACCCCTACGGAAGTACCTACTGCTCCTACAAGAGGCTTCCAAAGTGGTGGCTCTGCTGCCACCCCTAGAGAGCTTCTGTATGCTGAGAGCGTTCCTTTCCCTACCAATGCAGAGAAGCTGCTTACTGGTGGACAAACACGTGGTGCTAACGTAGCCCCTGTCTCAGACAATGAACAATTGAATGATCTGTTCTCTAAGGCTGTTGGTGTCCTTGGTGCTAAGGGCAGACAACTGCGTGGACGTGGAGAGTTTGGTGGTAGCCTTGAAGGAACAGTGAAGGCTGGTCAGAAGGCTGCTGCTCGAATGGAAAGAGAAGAAGGCTCAATAGAAGATTGGGTATTTAAACAGAATGATGATGGTACATTCCCTAACATCGACAAGAGTTGGAACAGGGCTGAAGTCGAAGCTTTCCGTCCTGTCTATGAAGAAGCTAGAGCCACACTATCTGCAAACCTCGCTGAGATTAATCGCTTGCGTGATGCAGGAGAACTTACTGACGATGCTTTACAAACACTAACATACAGAAGCCAGCTACCAATTGGTATTCTTGGTATCTATCAGGGACAGAGAACAAAAGCTTCTGACACCCTTAATGCTTTCAAGCTGGCTAAGTCACAGTTTGAAGATGGCAAAGAAGTTAAAGGACTATTTCAACCCGGTGTTGATTGTCAATAAGGAAAACTATGGCTGGTAAATTTGATCCAAAGTGCACATTGAACATCCTTGAGATGGCTGATATGCACAAGCTTGTTGATGACATTGTAAAGAATGGTCAGCTAACACAAGCAGAAGCTAACGCTTTGAAGAGTGAACTAACAGGACGCATCATTAAAGAAGGTGCAAGCTTTAAGAAGATTAGAGCAATGACTGCTGAGTATATTATCAATGGCTACCTCACTGCCCCTACAAACATCTCAACCAACATTATGTCTGGTGCTGGGCAAGTGCTATTCAGTCCATTGTTACGAGAGATGGAAGCCATTGCTGGTAAGGTGACAGCAAACAAAGCTGACCAACGTAAGATGGGTGAAGGCCTTGTTATGCTCAAGGGAATGCTCCAAGGCTTTAGTGAAGGCATGGACTTTGCTAAGGCTGGTTGGGTTACAGGCAAGCCCCTCGACTTGAAGATTGATGCTGCCTCCTTTGGCATGACAGCTAAAGAGTTTAAAGATGCTCAAGTTAAATTTGGTTTCGATGATATTAGAGGAGAGGCTCTTAAGGAAGTGTTGTATGACCAAGCAAACCAAGCCATCCCCGGCACAATAGGCAAGGTGCTACGAGTTGGCTCCAAGGCTGGTGTGGCTATTGATGAGTTCTGGAAGGCCACTCTGCGTAGAATGGAATTTAATGCTAAGGCTTACAGAGATGCTGACCTCTTGGCTGAGAAGTTTGGTGTGTCTAAAGAAGAAGCCTATGCTAAGGCAATAGAGAATCGCATGAGTCCAGATAACTGGAATGAACGTATGCGTGAGACATTCGGTGTTAAGGGAACAACAGACATTGCCAACTTTGCCAAAGAGAAAGTGTTCCAAGAAAACCTTGGTGGTCTTGCTCGTACAGTACAAGAACTCAGAGCTAAGAATCCCCTTGTTGGTGCGTTGATTATTCCTTTTGTTAAAACACCATACAACATTCTTAAAGAAGGTGCAGCATACATGCCGGGCATTGGAGCCTTGGCACGTAAAGAAATAATTGATCCACTGGTAGGCAGAGGAACAGGGAAGTTTGATTGGGCATTGGCTCAGCCTGTGCAGAGAGAGCGTCTCATTGCTAAACAAATGATGGGCATGGCTGCAACCCTATATGTCAATGCTCTTGTAGAGGAAGGGGCTATAACAGGCTCAAGCCCTAAAGGAGATTTGCCTAAGTTCTCTGTAAAGATTGGAGACTCTTGGTATAGCTATGCTCGTATTGAGCCACTAGCCACTATGTTTGGTTTGGTTGCTGACATGCATCAAACATACAATGATTATAGAGCAGACCCCAAGTGGAATAAAGAAACAGCAGATAAGATAGCTGGACACTTTGCTAAAGAAACTGCACAAAGCGTAGCTGATAACATCTTAAACAAATCTTTTGTTGAAGGTATTGCTAAAGTTATTTCTGCTGCTTTGAACCCAGAGAGATATGGTAATGCTTTCATAGAAGCCTATTCAACTACAGCTATTCCTGCTGGTGTGGCTGCTATTGCACGAGGCTTTGACCCCTATGAGCGACAAGTAGTGGGCTTCCTTGATAAGCTTAAGGGACGAATTCCTGGCCTTAGAGACACGCTGCCTGTGCGCTATGACAACATGGGACAACCTATTCAGACAAGCATTAGTGAAGTGCTTGCTGGTGTTAAAGTGTTTACACCTACAGAGCTACAGAAGCGTTTGAATGCAGTTGATGTAGACATCAAAGGTATTGGTAAGAAGGTGGGTAGGGTTGAGCTTTCAGCAGAACAACTGTCACGATATGGACAGCTTGCTGGTGGGTACTTCTCTGCTGGTCTTGAGAAGACAATGAACAGCCCACAGTGGGGAAAGCTTGATTCCTTCCAACAAGAATATTATATTAAATCAATTCTTGAGAAGAGTAGAAGTGCTGCTGCAAGACGCTTTGCTGGAGAACTATATAAAACAGACCCTCAGTTTGCTGCTGACTTCTATAATGCTATCTTAGAACAACGAGGCTTACAGGGAAAATATGAAATGAAGTAACTTGCTAGTTACCAAAAAGAAAGGGGACTTAATAGTCCCCTTTTTTGTTATTTCACAGGTTCATCTTCTAGATCGTAGAAGTCTCCAATGTAAACAGTAACGAATGGTAGCTTGATAAGTACACCAGCGAAGGCTACTACATTCTCCTCTTCACCGTTGGTAACGATGTGGCAGATGTCTTCGTTGTATTCAATATCGAAGCCAATGCCCTGACGGAATTTAAACATAATCATAATTTCTCCTTAGATTTCACAAACACCAGACACACATGCAAGCATCTGTGTACCTTCAACATTGTCATCCACTTCAACTAAGCTGTCCCAATCAATCTCTTGTGGGGTTATAGCCATCAAAGCATCGTATTGCTCTTTAGTGCAATCCTCATAAGGAGCCTGTCGATACGAGCCACCATCATAGGGCAAGAAGGACACGCCACTCATCTCATCAAAATACTCCCACACAAAAGCTCCAACTTCCATCCACTCATGTTCCTTAACAGAGATGGTGACAGAGGGCTTATGCTCACACCAGTGACGCTGGAAGATGAGCCACAAACGCAGATGCTCAAGGGCTGTTAAATCATCCCGCAACAAGGCTCCCTCTGGGGCTTTCTTAGGGAAGGTGAACACCATTGTCTGGTCAGGTTTCATCACACAAGGCTCTGCTTGAACCCCTGCTGCAATCAAGTGTTGCGTAAGAGGGTCTTTAATGTCTGCACGAACTCTACGATAATAATAGGAAGCATGACGAGCATGAATACCAGAAGCACTATCGGTAAGCTGACTGACAGTGCCAGAAGGTTTAACACATGTGATAGCTGCGGATTGTGGTATACCCAATTCTTTAGCCAGTAGTTCATTTGTCGCAATACAGACATTCTTAATTTGCTCCAGTAAAACACCCACACCCATATCATTAGGGTTATTCAGTCGTGGGTTGTCCATGATGCCTGTCATTGATACACCCAGCAGACGCTCTTCCTCTGTGTTCTTTTGCCACACCTTACGCAGATAAGGGAAGTGGGTCAAGGTGCTCTGGAATGTACCTAAGATTGTGGCTAAACGTGCCTTACGTTTCAAGCTATCAACAGTGTCATCAGAACGAACTACAATCTCAGACAGGTTACAGAACTGATATGGTCTAAGAATAATCTCAGAACATGGATTAGTTCCAAAGTCAAAGTCAGGAGAACGTCTTCCATTTTTCTTTACAATATTTTTAGCTGCTTCACGATTGAACACACCACGCTCACCACTCTTGCTCTCATACAGGCTAGTCCATTCTTGCATGAAGATGCCCATGTCAGGACGCTCTGTGTAGCAAGCACTGTTATTAGCCAATGCACGTTGTCCATCTTTCTCCCACCATGCACCACTCTTAGCATGACGCATACGGTCATCAGACAAGTTGGACAAGCTAATCATAGCACTGCGTCTGACACCACCAACAACTACAACCTCACCAATCTTACACATGATGTCATGGCACTCAAGGCTGTTGAGCTTACGTCCCTTGGCATTCTTGAAGATGTTTGTTACAAAGGCAAAGAGTTCCTTCAGGGGTTCCGGGCCACTAGCACGTCCACCAAATACCTTCAGACGAGCGCCAGCAGGACGCACCTTAGACACATCGAACTTAGGAATCTCACCTGAGTAGAGCAAGGCAATGCACTGACGCAGAGCCTTAGCCCAACCTTCTTTGCTGTCTGACACTACAATTGTGGTATCGCTGTTGAAGAGTTGTTCAGGAATCTCAGGAAGCTTCTGTATAAACTGACGTTCAACAGAGAAGCCAACCCCTGTGCCACACAGCAGGATGTACATAGCCTCATCGAAACTCTTAGGGTCATCTACAGGAAGATAAGAACAATTGTAGCCAGCAGTGTTGTCACGATCTAAGGCCTTACCAGCAGTCATCACACTACGCATAGAAGGCATAACCTCCATGTTGTAGATGGCATTGTACAATTCTTTGTACATCCCATCAGCAATAGTGTAGTCATGTTCCTTCTTTAAATGGTCTGCCATGAAAGACAAGTAACGAGCTACTGTCTCATCCCAATTCTCACGTCTTTGTTCACTATCCAAGTAACGAGCATATCGACTCTTAGCTATGAACTGCTCATAACTTCCCATATATGTCTTCATTTATTTCCTTCATTGTTTTGTAATATTCTTAGCACTGAATTGATAGCCTGAATAAGAATAAGCTGCTCTTGTAGTTCAATCTTATTTAGTGGAAGCACAGGTACAGGCCACCTTGCTCTTAAAGCATCCCAGAATTTTGTTACATCATCTGTCATCCGAGTTCCTTTTCGAGCTTGTCGGCCTTGTCCTCTAGTAAATCCATAAACCTATCAACAAGATCATCGCTGCTGATGTCCAACAATTCTAATATTGTAACACAGTCTTCTCTTCTTAGCAAGTCAGCGATGTCATACAGGGTGAGGCTCATGCGTAAGTCTCACGTAGGTAGTTAAGACTCACTGGCAGTTCATCGAAGCTACCTTCTACCACCTCATTGAACATCCACACACCAGACCATGAGCCATTGGTTTGAGGAGTTAGATACTTCTCATCATGTTGGTAGCAGATGCCAGCAAACAAGCCTGTCATACGCTTACCATCAGCCCTACGAGCATAGGCAATGCCTCTGTCCTGTACGTGCCCCATGACACAACTCATATGCTTCTTAGCAAGCATCAACGAAGGCGAGCTAACAGGCCTTCCCATAACACCAGAAGTAAAGTAATGACAATAAGCAATGCCGTCCAGCACCACAGGCTGAAGAAAATCATAACACTCCCAGCCATAAGAAGCGAGTTTAAGATCGTGATAGCCAATGAGGCCATCCAACTTTCTGTCGCTCTCAATAGCTCTTTGAATGCGTTCCTCATGGTTTCCCAATAGAAAGACAAGACGTGGGTTCCACTGTTTGTCTTTATTTCTTTTAAGACGCTCCTGTTCAGTTTTAATCGGAGCAAGAAGAAGTTCCATTCCAGCATGCCCTGCTTCAATATCCGCTTGATAAGTTCTGCCTTCAAAGCTTTTCTTCCCTATATCATAAATTGAAAGACTTGGCATATCCCAATGATCGCCAAGGTGAATGATTACATCTGGTTTCTTTTCTGCTGCATACTTGCCAACCCATTCCAGATGTTCAAGAGATACTCCGGGTTTGCATTGTGTGTCAGGAATAACTAAGTGTCTCATTGGTCTGTTAGGTTTTCTTTAATGTAGGTAGCCAAAGGGTCATCAAACTGTTCATTGAATTTTGCTTCAATATCATAGCCATAGACATGACCCAAGAAGCGAGCAAAGGAACGCAGCACATCAGGCCATCGTTCATTACCATCGAAGCTGGCATACTCTGTTAAAATTGTATCAGGGTATGTGCGATGATCAATTTCACAATTGTATCCTTTTGTTTCTACATGAAACATGTAACGTGTCTTATCATTGTCCATCTTTATTCTCCGTTTCTGGTACTGCTAATGACTGTCCCTGTGCAATGGCTTCCTTCAGCAAAGCAACCAAGCCAAAACGAAGCAGGGCTTCTTTGCCCTCCTTGTCTGCTTCAAAGGCGCAGTCTGCTGAGCCATCTTCATTCTCATTAAACTTTGTAACTGTAATATTCATGTTTCAAAACTCCTTACTATATGAGGGTCACCATAACTACCGATAACAGGAAATACTTCTGCTTTGTTAACACGAGCCTCAATGCGTTCATCAGCATCTTTGAAAGAGTTAACCATGAAGTCTCCTGCGTCTTCCTTAATTACTTCCTTGGCTTCTTCTTTAGTACGTGCTAAGACGCACTGTAAGCCACCATACTCGCTGCTTGGGAAGGGAACCCAATAACCAACAAGATACATATACCACTGTTCATTAGTGCTTGGCTCTACTTGCTCTGTTTGTATTTTCTTTGGTTTGCCCATTATTTTTCCTTTGTAATTTCTCTAAAGCTGTCTTCTCTACATGGCAGGGTTTACATAACACCTGTAAGTTTTCTTTCTCACAGAACAACCTACTGATGTATGTTTCCCAATCAACAAAGCCTGTCCTTGGATCAACAACAGGAAAGATGTGGTCAACCTGTACATCCTTGGCAACAAAATGGTTGCAGCAACTAGCGCAAGCGTAGTGCATTGCCAGCTTGTTTGTCTTCTGGTTAACCTGTCTTCCAATGTAAGCAGCCTTCAAAGCCTTAAACTTTGGAGGCCACCTACGTGTTGCTGTCCTTAGTGCTGAAACAACAAAGCTTCTAAACCTTGCTGCTGTCCACTCTGCATCGTTATACCTTAGTTCTGTACCACTGACAGAGGAGATTGGCAAAGCCCTCGACTTCTTTCTCGTCATGGCCTACTTCTCCCATTGTGAATTTAATTGCATGTACAAGCTCGTGAAAGAATGTAGCCCTTGTTGCTTGTTCGTTCATGTTAGAGCGTATTAATATTTCATACTTGCCCGGATCACATGTACCAAAGTCTTGGAACTCATCAACATAAATTACTGTCCATTCACAACCTCCGAGCCAGAAACTGGAGGGAACCACATCTGATTTGGGAATCTTCTTAGCCATAATAAAAGTCCATTCTCTTTAACCCTCTCTTCGCCCAGAGCCTCCAAGCAAACGGCAAGCATCTCGCTTTCTGTCTGCGCTTTGGCAAGCATCTTTGTTGCTTTCACCTCCCCTATTCCCTTGATACCCACAATGTTGTCTGCCCTGTCGCCCATCAACATCTGCTTGTAAAAGAAGCGGAGTCCTTGTTCCTCTGAGACAAAGTACTTGTCTTGCTTCACAAAATTGTAATGCCATCCTGCCACCTGATTGAAGTCTTTGTCTACTGAAACAATGATACAATCATCTTGAAGCTCTGTTGCTCTGATTGCTATCAGGTCATCAGCTTCTTCATCAATGCTCATCGTTGCGCCCCATGCGGTAACTAGGTAGTTACGTAACATCTCTAAGTGTGCTGGCTTCTCTTGTGTTCTGTTCCCTTTGTAAGGGGCAGTGACAGCTATGTCTTTCCTGAAGTTTGTTTTCCCTGTGAGGAATACTTCCCAACTTTCAAGACCTAGCTGTGTCATAAGGATGTCCTCAAGAAAGTTAGCCATCGTTGTAATGGCTTGGCTTTCTGAGTCATCCTTACAAGAGAAGGCAATGCGATAGCACATCACATCACCATCTACGAGAGCAATCACAGAACTACTTCAGCTTCTTCTTCCTGTCCAACAGGAGCAAGAATAAGTTCTTTGATACGCAGAGCAGGGTTGTCCTTGCTATGCAGCAATGAAGGAGCATTACCATGCATAGCTGACATCTTGTGTGTGTAGCTGCTGATGGTTGCTTCTGCAACAGTACCATTACCAATCATGTCAGGAGAGACAAGACCGTTATTTTCATCAATAGCCTTGATGACATAGTTACTCTTGACGATGATGTATTTACCACGTCCATACTTGTCATCTGGTTTCTCTTTCACCTTAACACCAAGCTCTGATGTAAGGCGTTGTGCAATGGAATCACTCAGGCCACCGATACAAATCTCAAAGCGATTGTTATCTGCATTGAACTCCCGATTTGGGACTTCCATGTGCTTAGCCCAAAACAATTTACCCACTACTTTAACTTGGTTCATTCTTTTTCCTTTGTATAAAAACAATATTATAACACATTTTTCAATGTGTGTCACGCCATGTCTTGCCTGTATTAAACTCTCCAGATACAGGGCAACGCAAGCCAAGAAGCTCTCCTGCCTCTTGTATGCTCTGCACTGCGAGTTGTCCTACAAGCTCGCCATCTTTTTCTTTTGTTTCAATCTGCCACTCATCATGGACATTGACACAAAAGCCATACCAAATCTTCTTCTTCCTAAGTGCTTCATCTAACAAGACTAAAGCCTGTTTCATTACGATTGCGCCAGCGCCTTGCAATAGGCTGTTAACTGCTGAGTGCTCAGAACGAACCCAAATTTTTCTACCATCCAACCCCGGTACAAAACCCTTGCTTGCATACTTGGATACGTTATTGCGTAATGTCTTGAGTGCGGGAGTGTTGGAAAGAAAACTTTCGATAAGCTTTTGTCCATCACGAGCATTACCACCGACAATTTTACCAATCTTCTCCGACCCTGCACCATAGAGAAAGGCGTAGATGAACGTCTTCGCTTCATCCCTTGTCGCAAGTCCTGCTGCCTTTTGATTTTGCGTATGTACATCCGTTCCATCTTTTGAACTTCCTTCACAAACAGTTTTGATATAGGCATCATCCTTCATGTAGTGAGCCAGCATTCGTAGCTCAAGGCCACTGGCATCAGCGCCAACAAGAACATTGCCTTCATCCACAGTCCACAACTCACGACAGTCCTCACCATAGGGGCTTCCCTTGTTGGGAACCTGTGCCATGTTGGGGCTGCTGTGTGTCATCCTACCAGTGACAGCACCATTGGTTATCACACTACCATGCACCCTGCCTGTATCTCTCACTTCCTCAAGCCAGCTACCAACCTGAGCCACACGCTTTTGCAGCATGAGGTATTCAGAGAGAAGCTTAGCCTCTGGTAAGTCAATTGATACAAGCACTGTCTCATCGACAATCACACTTCCTTTGTCTGTCTTCTTGGTAAACTTAACACCAAGCTTCTCAAGACGCTCAGCAATCTGTTGTCTACTTCCAGGATTAAAAGGAGTAACAATATCTTTTAGTGGTGCTCCTGTCCTCTTGTTCTTCCTTCCTGTTTCAACGTATGGAGGGAAGACAAGTTGCATGGTGTTCTCAATGCCCACCATCTTACCTTGAAGCATAGCCAACAAGCCCTGAGCTTTCTTAATATCCAGTTTAAAACCATGTTCTTTCTGCCTCTGAATAATTATTGCAACGTCATGCTCAAGCTTTATGCTTTGCTCTGAGAACTGTTCCTTCTCCAGCATCTTAGTAACCATCTCGTATGTTGCAACCAAAGCAGCAACATCATCCTTACAATATTCATAGAGAAGCTCAAGGTCTGGATTGTCCCATCGGTTACTAGCTAGTAACCCAGTTTTATCTACATACGCTTCAGCATAGTCAGTCTTCTTTTGTCCTGTCCTCTCTCCCCATGCTGCTAAACTGTGGCCTCCTTCTAAATTTGGATTGTATAGTCTGGATAGTATCAATGTATCTATCGCCTTCTTCGCTGGTATCTTCACTCCCCAACATCTCTTCAAGACTCCAGCATCGAAGCCTATCAAGTTGTGTCCTATCACTTTGTCTGAGTTTTCTATTAAGGGAATGAGTGTAGTTGCTTCTGTGTGACATACATATCCATCTTCATTGTACGTGTAACAGCACCATATGTGGTCGTGTGTGCTGTTTGTTTCTGTGTCTAGAAAGAGCCTCCGCATTTGGTTTCCTTATTCATATTCTAGTTCCTTCACCACAAGTGTAGCATACCCTGAGATGTCATGCCAACTGTCTGCATAGTATGGGTTGCCGTTAAGAATGCGAGCCATCTTATTACAAATCATGTCCAAGCTTTCTTGCATGGGAGGAGACAAGTCATGCCAGTTACCACGTGTACGCACAACTCTCTTCAGTTCTTGTGCCGTGAGAGATACATCTCTGTAGTCACCATAGGTGTCTTGACGCTGTGCCAATGTACCTTCAATTGTTAATGTCATACCTTTGTTCCTAGTTCAATATTAATACATGTGCCATCAACTTTAAAACCATTAGCCCTTCCCTCTTCTATCTGTCGTTCAACTGATTTAATACATTCTTGTTTGTTAGTTGTATATGCTGATGATTGATAGAACTCACACTCGAGTCCCATGCAAGCATATAAAACAACGAGGTATATTGTCATGTGTTCTTCTCCTTGAGCTTGGCTTCAATGTCTTTGATTATTGGATAGTAATACTCGCTGGTCGAGTATCCATGATCTTCAAAGTATGAATCAATCTCCTGATTTGTCAGCCCTACCCATGTGCGCTGCTTTAAATAATCGTACATTGCCATCATTGCGTTCGAAAACCAACCCAGCATCAATGACTCATCAATATCTTCAATCTGCCAGCTTGTCTTTTCTTTTGTCTGAATGAAAAACTTTGCCCACGCTTGTGCGTCTGGGTTGCTATGAATTTTCATGTCGTAATCACTCATGGCTGTACCTTTGCTGCTATATAAAGCCCAACATTACCTAAACTATAGCCAACAAAGGCTATGCCTAGTCCTGTGTTTCCTTTTAGGAAGAGGTCTATAGCCACCACCAAATACACCACACCAACTATTGCTATCAACCATGTACTCATGCGTAAGCCTCATTGTATGAACGTAAAGAATCATCAACAAACTTGGTGTCTTTGTAAGACATAAAGTGTGTAACGTCTTCACCCTTAACAAAAGCATTCCAGTAATAGCCACCAATAAACCCAACAGAATAGTCAGGCTCTTCCCAATGAAACTCAATTAAAACTTCATCGGCATCTGGATGTTCCTCAAAGAAGTCTTGACGAAGACACAGAGAGGGAAAGTCACAAACACCTAGCAATATGTTGTCCATCATGTTCCTTAAAATTTGTCGTTTTCTCACAGCTTCTCATCCTCTGTTTCCACCATACGTCCTGTGTATTTACTATACACAAGGTTACACGCATGTCCTGTTAAGCCAGCAAACCGATTCTTCAACACACGCACCTTGGTGGTGTTGCGTTCCTTCTCATCGTCTGCCTGACCATTACGCTCAAGGCCAAGCACCATGTCAGAGAGTTGAGCAATGGAGCCTGAGCCACGTAGCTGAGCCAAGGTGGTAGCTACCCCTTCCTCATGCCCTTTGCCCCCATCAGGACGCTTCAGGTGGCTCACCAGCACTAGGCTGATACCTGTCCTCTGCACCAAGGTACGAAGCTCAGTCATTATACTGTCCAAAGCTTTGCGCTCGTCACCATTCTGTTGTGAACTTACAACAATTGATACATGGTCAAGGAAGATGTAGCCACAGCCAAAGGCCTTAGCAAACTCTTCTGTCCTGTTCACAATGTTCTGGATGTCTGTGCTGCCGAAGTGGTCAAACATATACAGCCTGTCTGTCCCAAGGGTGGCATCAAAAGCTGCCTTCTTCTCCTCCATTGTAGCATCACAGTCAGGTAAATGCAAGGGCTTGTTTGCAGCCAGAGACATGATGGATGTTCCTGTCTTACGCACACTCTCCTCCAAGAACATCAAGCCAATGTTGTCTTGTGTCTTGCAAAGGATGTGCCAGATAAGTTCACGCAAGAACTGACTCTTGCCTAAGCCTGAGCCAGCAGTGACAGTTACAAGCTCTCCCTTACGTATGCCATAGGTGAGCTTGTTAAGCCCCTCAAAGGGATAGGACACCTCTGCCTTCTCCAAGGGCTTGGACACCTGTTCCCACAACGTAGAGCCAGCAACAATGCCATCAGGCATGTGCTTCTCAGCAGCCCACCAGCGGTCAATAAACTCCTTCTCCTTCCCTGCCAAGAGCCAATCGCACCCATCCTTGAGGCCATCAACTCCCTTCATCACCTTCACCTTTGAGCCAAGGATGGAACACAATTGGTTGGCTCCCTGCTTTCCGGGTTCATCGTTATCAAAGCAGACAACAATGTTCTCAAAGCTATTGAGCCACTCGTAATGTTCCTTGGCATCCTTTGCTGCACCCCCTGCACCATTACGCACAGAGACAACAGGCCACTTGGAGCCAAGCATTTGGAAGACAGCAAGGGCATCATACTCCCCTTCAACAATGGTTAGATACTTGCCTCCCTTGGTGAACAGTTGCTGACCAAACAAACAGGTAGCTTTCCAATCCCCCTCAGTAACAAACTTCTTCTCCTTGATGCTTCGCTTCTTTGCTGCAAACAGCTTTCCATCATTGTCGTAGTAGGGAAACCATACGTGTGTGGTGTCTGATACCACTCCATACTTCTCGACAGTGCTTCTGCTTATACGTCTGCTTCCAATGGCTGGTGTAGCCAAGGTTTGGAATGCAACCCTGATGTCGTTTATAGCCCCATCATTAGGCTTTACTGGCACACTCTGCATATATCCTTCATTCGTTGGCTTGGTGTGTGTGTTACACACGAAGCAATAGGTTGACCCATCTTCATTAACTGACATGCCATCACTGCTGTCACAAGACAAGCAGGGCTGGTGAGTTTTAACAAAAGCCATTAGTACTTCCAATCATTCCATAGGGTTTGTTGTCTTACCTCAAGCTCTTCTTGTGACAAAGGAAGGGATTCTTTTTTTGTTAAGAGAGCTGTCTGGAAAGCTTCCATGAATTTAACATAACCAATCAAGGTTACAAGCTCCACACAATCTGCAATTGTGAAGGCCATAAACCTTTCTATCCTCTCGTCACTGTTCATCATCTTCAAACCCTTCTTCATCTGAAACATGTTGTAAGTCTTGCCTCTCTACAACATCAATGTCTTCTTTGACATGAGAGAAACAACCATTACACATGTCTACAAAATCACCACTCTGAACACTCTTACGTGTAGCTTCAAAGTCAGACAACACAGCATTACAACAATAACATCTCATATGTATTCCTTAATATAATTAACTAGAAGCTTCTAATATGTATTTATTGTACGATACATACAAGAAGCTGTCAAGGGCATCATAGGTAACTGGCTAGTTACCATGAAGAACTGTAGTATATATCATACTTACGTAAGTCTGGCATTGACAAGACGTTCTCTATTATAGCCTTTGTATGGATTAAATCATCATAATAGCCATCATCATACAGGCCACTGCCAAAGAAGAAACCGTTGCTTGTAGGCAACAAGTCCTTTGCCTTCTTTGTATGTGCAAGCACTTCATTAACCAAAGCAAGCAGCTTCTCTAGGTCTGCAACAGACACAAGGTATTCGGCACAGTTGTCCACACCACCTTGGACGTTATCAACAAACCACTTGTGGATGTGGTTAGCCTTGCGCCAATAGCCAGCCTCATATGAAAGTTCTTTGACTGTCATACCGTTAACCTTCAGGTCTTCAAGCTGGTCACGCAAAGCCTTGCCTCCATCATCGTAGTCATAGATGTACCGCTTAGCGGTCAAGTACATGTCTAGTCCCATTTCATTTCCCCTTTTGTTTAAAGAATTTAATTACAAGCAACCCAATTATAAACCCAATTACATACACAAAGAATATACCAATGCCATCAACATTGTTCCGCATTACCAGCCTCCACAAATGGAATGCCATTATGAATTGCCATTCTAGCAAACCTAGCCTTATGCACAGGCTTACCGAGTGGTGTTACAAATGAAGAGAACACGTATGGATTGTACAACACAGAAGTCCATTTCACCTCTTCCTTAGTCCAATCATAAGAGGATGTCAGGAAACCGACAACCCCTGCATGTACGTTCTTGCGTCTCTCACGCACCACACGCTGTCTTCCAGCCTCTGACACCTTGAAGACAGGGCTGTCTATAGCCAGCATTGTTCTGTGCCCTATAACCCTACCCTTGTCCTTACCTTCCAATGCCTTCACAGAGAAGACACGCTTGTGCAAATTGAAATATACAAACACTTTCATTCCTTCTCTCCTATAAGGTCTTGCCTGATTGCATCAAGCTCTGCTAACACTTTCTTTCTTGAGCCTGTAAAACCCTCTCGCTTGAGGATGGCATACGCAGTTGTACCCTTGACAACTTTGATGCCCTGCATCTCTAGCTTAAGGGCTGTGCGAAGGGTTAACAAACGTGCTGCCCCTATCTGATTACCTGTGAATATCATGCTGCTTTCCTCATCAAAATCTCTAGGAAGTTCTCCCCAATGTAGGGAAGCTTAACCCAAACCTTACCCTGCCGCTTACCCTGAAAATCATACATGACTTCTTCATAGCCAGCAATGTCGTGGGCATAGATGCTGCCCATCTCTGTATACGTGCCAAAGACTGTAGCCATGCGTATGCTGCCACGCTTGTTGTCTTCAAGCACAGCCTCCCATCCATTACGCAGGACAACACGTGTCCCCTTCTTCAATGCATTTGTTTGTACATACTTGCTCATACCATCTCCTTGATTTGAAAAACCTTAGCCATCTTACGTGAATGTGCCACATATGCAACAACCTTCACATCCTTATTCCAACAGGCAGTGCATGTGTCACACTTGCCAGCTTGCAAACTACTAGGGCATACGTGCACACCACGTCTATGCTCATGCGTTTTGATAACCATTGATGTGGTTGTCCCTGCTATCTGCTCTTCTACATTGTCGGCACTGAGGCGCACGACAACATTAGGCAAACTGTCCAAAGCCCCTAAGACATGGGCATACTTGTCAAACTTGTGCATACGTGTGGGCAGCCAATGCTTGACATGCGGGGTGAGCCTACAAACTTCATGGATTTTCCATGCCAAGTCAACAGAATAAATATCTCCGCTGTCAAACCATCGAAATTTCTTCTGCTTTGACAAAGCCTTGACCATGCGAGCCACCCAATCATCTTCTTGCCAGTCTTCTTTGTTGTTTTTACGCAACGAAATAGCATCAGGCATGTGATAAAACCCCTGTGTGGCATAACAACCTTGACAAACCTCGACAAGCTTGCCATCTTTGCCAATGCTCCCTTGACAAGTCTCAAGGGCTTGCAAGCTCCAGCTAAAACAGCCGAGCTTTGATGTACGACTAAGCATAATATGCCTCCAAAAATAACATTGTCCAAACCAGCACCAATAAAACGGTGCATGTAACTGTGAATTGTCTATCTGTCATTTGATGCTCCTTGCTGGCAGGATTGCCACATAAACCCACCATTGATGGGCTTATGAAGTTTCCTACGACATACGCTCTACTAGATAGCCCTCTTCCTTGAAAACAACAGCCTCGGTGACAGGAACATTTTCTATCCAACGATTTAGGTTAGGCATAAATACACGATACATAATGGTCTCCAAACTGGCAGGATTGCCACATATAAGCCCACATTGTAGACCTATATGTAACTCCCTATCAAATTGCAATTGCTTGCTTCTGTACTGACAGGCGCTTTCTGTCACGATGAACATGCACCACAGCAGAAGGGCTAACCTTTACAATCTGCCCACCACGTGCCAGCTTAACTGACACCTTGAAAAACCCACGACTGACAATCTGCCCATTGTGGCGATGTCCCTTCATGTCATAAACCGTCAAAAATCTATTGCCATGGTTAGCAACAAATTGCTTCGCTACAAAAAAAGCCTTGATTGAATCAAACATAAAAACTCCCTTAAAAAGTTACTAACAAGTTACCTACAAAGCGTAGGGAAAACCCTGGTTTTTCTCTATGCTCTGAAGACCATTATACAGGCATCGAAGGGGCTGTCAACCCCTCCGATTCTGTCTCATTATACCTTCTCGTTGATTTTAGCCATCGCTTGAAGAATCAATTCTGAGGCCATCTTATAACCCTTCTCATAGCAGAGCTGTTGAATTATCTCTAGGTTATTTAACATTTTATCTTCATCGGAGAATGTAACCTCTTCGATACCCTCTTCTCCCTCTTCGCTATCCTCTTTTGGGGCTTTGGTTACGTTACCCTCTTCATCGATAACCTTTGAACCTGATTCTAGGCCTCTTAAATCTTTGACTAGGCTTTGCACTGACTCATAATTGTCTATGATATTGAACAGGGTTTGGCGTGTTGCCGATTCGCTGGCATGGTCGCATATCTTCTTAAATTCGCTTTTTCTTACTTTTGCAGTATTCGCATTGTAGAGCGATTTTGCTTGAGTACCATATCCTTCAATCATTGCTTGGTACTCTGCCTTATTTTCTACAGTGAAGACCCCTATAGTTTCTTTAAGGGTCTTAAGAAGCTTACCGTTTACGTTAGCCTGTTCACATGCGAAGGCCGCGCCTAGTGCTTCAGGGCTTGTGCCCGCTGTTGTCTTTGTCTTTGCCATTGTGTTTCTCCGTTTAGGTTGGTTTTGGCAGTATCGCCACATAAGCCCTCATTCAAGGGCTTATATAGTTTACTGAGGTTTATTTGCTTTTACAGCGAAATATTCAATTATGAATTGTGGTGCCTCTACTTCTTGTGCAAGGGTAACAGTTGCCCAGTATTCCTCGGTTGTCATGGATGCAGTTGTTTTATGCTCCATTCGAATAAGTGCTGCCAGTATTTGCTCTTTCTGCTCTTTCGTCATTCTCGTTTCTCCTTGTGGTTACTTGCTAGTTACCGAGAACCATTCTCTGCAACATGTCTTCATTCTAGCAGAGTATCGGTGCTACGTGTCAACGTGTCATTAATACCCTACTGCTTTGAAGGGTTACTTAGTAGTTACCTACCGCTTCCCCTACACCTATATACATGCAAGGGCTGTGCCATGTATACTTAAGTAGTCATGTCGTTAATACCTTTGTTTGCAGACATGAGACAGTTGTAATGCTTACGTATTAACTTTATGTAAACACGTACTAAAGGCTTACATGATTTATGCACCATGTCAGTGCATTTTAGGTGTGTGTGCACTGTGTTGGTGCTTCATGTGCGAGCTTTGCACCATAGTGGGGCATATTGTGTGACAGTTAACCCATAGGTACTATATTAGGTGTTTACCCTGTAACTCTTAGGTATTACTTTCTGGCTGTTATTCCTGGCCTTGTAGTACTTAGGGTTTCAGGTGGCTTTAGAGGCTGC